ACCTTTGAAAAGGTGGAGAATTACCATATTGTATTTGTATTATGCCACCACATACCATTTCCTTTTTTTACATCATATATTGCTCTAAAAACTTCTGATCGTGATAATGGAACATTGCATCTATATTTATCTAGAGGATGAGGGTTTGTTTTTAACTGGGCTCTTAATGCTTTTTTTCCAACTTTTTGTCTTTGTTGGAAAGCAAAATAAGTATAAAATACTTCATAAGATAGATAACGAATTGGTATTAAATCATCATTTTTATCTTGGAAATCTTTCAAATATTCATCACATATTGCTAAAGCAGATATATCTGCAAGACTTTCACCAATACCAATAGATGCATCATATGTAATTCCATCCCTCTTACAAAATTCTTCATATTGTTTAATAACATCTTCCTGGATACTTTTATATTTTTTTTTATCTGCTGCAGTCCACCAATCATTTAATTTACCATCCAATCCATATTTACTACCAGTATCATCAAAACCATGAGACATTTCATGAGCAATTGTGTTTCCAAGATGTGCCAAGTTGTATTCAATACCTCGTTCATCTAAGTCAATAAATGGTTTTTGAATATATCCTAAATTAATATATATAGAATTTTTGGCTGGTGTATAAGAAGCATTTACAATATAGGCTTGCGTTCCAGTCATTTTAACCGGGTATTGTGTCCAATCCATCATTGGAATATCAATTGTTGATTTACCTTCTAATTCAATAAATCGTTTATGTCTCCATGTATTAATTTTTTGCATATTATCATATAATATTGTTTCGTAGGTTAGATCAGGATCTTCCCTCAATCTTTCAGGTTTACCATATACAAATTTGAAATGATCTAATTTTTTCAAAGCATATTTTTTAGTTGAAACTTGTAACCAAGTGTTGCGTTCTAATATGCGTTTAAATACAATTTTTAAGTCATCACATAATATTTTAACATATTGTAAAGCTTCCGAGTTTTCATATTTTTCTACATATTTATTTGTTAAAAATGTATTAAATGGAACCGACATGTATAAAGCAGTACTAACTGAATTGCTAACATTTATTTTTTCTTGACCTCTTTCAAATTTACCTTTAAATTTAAAAATGATGTCTTCCCATCCACGAGTAATTCTCACTAATCTTTTCAATAAAATATAAACCCAGTATGTTTTCCATTTTGGTGTACTCCAGTTTTTCAAGAATATATTGGAAGCACATTTTAAATAAGATAAATTTCCAGCAATGAAAAATTCAGGAACTTTTTTAAACCCTATTTTCTTTGCGAATTCGGACCAATTAAAGTCATATTTTGTTAATGCTTCACTTGCACTTACTTTGTTGTATGTAGAGTCAGGATCTTTTACTACAATATCATTGCAAGAAAATGCATTAAAAAGTTCAACTTCTATATCAAAAATGTGTTGTGGGTCATAATCATTTTTACCCAATAAAGTATTGAAAATTTCTTTAATAAATTTTTTATATTCAGTTCTATATTTTTTTTTATACTCTACTTCAGTATTATCATGATAATAAACATTTAAATCTACTAACTCAAATTTATGTGGTGTGACGTATGAAGAATAATATTCTGGATTTTTCTCATCTGGATTTAGTGACCATACAAATGGTGCGTCGTTACAAATCATTTCATCATTATTAAAAAAAGCAAGTAGGTTCCAAGGATTATTTTCTTCGCATAAAGAATCAATTGTTTTTATTGCTTCTAATGCTAGTTTTTTTGAATAAGGTTTAGGATTCATTTCAATAACAGATTTTCTATAATTTTTCAAATTTCTAGATAATTTATCATTATGTGTTTTTATATATTCTACAATTATTACATCCAATTCTTCATAAACCTGATGCTGTGTTAAACGAAAATCATCTACTTGAACAATGTATTTATATTGTTCTTTCACGCTAACATTTTTTAACCATTGGTAGTTGATATAGTCATAAAAATCATTATATGGTTTAATACTATTTGGTGAAAATTTGCTTAATAATTGTTTTACAAATTCTTTTTTTCTTTTTGAAATAGATTTTTTATCTTTTCTTAGATTCTTACTAAATTTTTCTTCAAATGGTTTTAGGCCAATTAAACAACTTTTTTTTGTAATATTTAGACTTTTTTTTTTATTTTTTCTAATAGTGTTTGACATTATATATATACACACTTTTAAATTTGTTGTAAAAATATTTGTAAACTATAAATATTTTTAAATGTAAAATTAATATTCAGAATAAGGAACATTGTTACCTCCGCGTTGAATTAAATAATTATATTGTTCGCCTGTCATACAAGCACAACCTTGGCTATTACTATATGTATTTGGACAACATTCTTGTTTAAATGGTGTATTATAAAATAGATCCATTTCACCTTCAGGAAGAGGAATGGGTTGTTTAGGTCTAGCCAAAAATGCTTTTACTGCAGGATTAAGTGGTTGACCAGGCGTAACAGTCATATTAGGAGCCATCCAAGAAGATGTATCTACAGGTATATTCATAGTTAGATCATAAACTGAAGATTCACCATAATTGGTATTAGCACCTACAAATCCTTCTTTTTTAGTAGTCGCTGGTCCTGATCCAGGTACCATAGTTTTTTTATCTTTTTCTGTATCCATCGTTCCTTTATCCATCGTTCCTTTATCCATCGTTCCTTTATCCATCGTTTCTGCCCCCTCAATTAATGCATAAGGATCATGACAACCACAATAAGTATGACCTACTAAAATAATAATAACTGCAACAAAAAGAAGAGTAATAATGTTTATCTTATAACCAAATAAGGAAATATTCATACTATACATATTTCATAGATAATAATTTTTGGTCTTTCTTTTCTAAAAATATGTCAACTACCGCATTATAATCGTAAAATTGAATATTTTCAATAGTAAAAGTTTTTTTATCTGTTAATAAATGATATAACTTATCGTGTTTTTTATCTAGTTTTAATTTATTGCAAGTACCCAATGTAGTTGAAAATTGTATTTTTTCATCACATAAAACTAAATTAGGACCTCCAATAAATACGAGTGTTTCTCCTAAAATATATCTATATTGTTCAGTTAGATTTGTACCATTAATTACTACAACACCATATACTTTTTCACCATTTTTTAACTTATCGCCAATAACAACGTCTTTTATTTTTTTGTATTCGCCATTATAAAGTAAAATTCTAGTAGATTCTTCAAATCCACTATCTAATTCTGCATGAATCTCTTTTAATTCATTCAACCTAATATATTCATTATCATACATAATTTTTGTTATATTTCCTTCATATATTTCATCCCAGTCTGTAAACACAATATCATTAATAACAATAGTTTTATTTGTTGTATTTAAACAATACAGATAAGGCTCATTATATTCCGTACATTTCATTGATTCTGGATGTTTTGAAACGGGTATCCATTTTTCTTTATAATTAACAATGTGTGTATCAGAAACTATTATTCCATCTAAATAGTACATAACAGAATCTTTAGTCTCTACTTTAATAAATGCAGTAACTTCATTATTATTTTTTAATATATCTCCTATTTTAATTTCAGAAATTTTTTTTGATGTTCCATCATGTAATAATATATTTGTATTTTTATCAAAACATTTTAAACGAGGAATATTATATCCATAAACACCCAAAATTTCACCCATAAATGCTAGAAGTAAAGCAAAGGGAATAGAAATTAATAAAAAAATTCCGGTCATTGTAGCAGCAACAGGAAAAGTAAATGGAATAATCCATAGAATTACAATAATAATAGCTAATGCTATCAATATGTTAGCAATAAATTGTGCAATAGCTCCCATTAATGATTTTAATGAATAATAACCACCTAATGCAGTAAATAATACTGTCGTCATAGTACCCTGCATTTTACCCAAAATATCTTTTGATACTAATATAATTCTTTGTATTGGCGTCATAATATTCAATAGTCTATTCATAATATTTTTAATAACTGATTGTATAACACTACGAATTCTGTCGAATATACTACGTATATATTGAACCGAATTATTTAATTCGTTAACTATACCATTAAATATATCAACAATAAAAGTGTAAGGTTCTACGGCTGGTGCTGTAATACTAGACAAAATTTGTTGTGTACAGTAATTAAAATTTTCTTGTGTATAGTCAAAAGCAGATACGCCCTCTGGATGAGTTATAAATCCAGCATATGGTATAATCATAGGATTACAACGTTGGTTTGGCCAATCTTGAATAATTACCTCTGCATTACTTGCAGTAATACAATAAGAAATTATAAAAAATAAAATCACACTAATAATAACAAATAGTACCACAGATCCTCCATATTGATCCATGTATCCTAATTTTTCATATATTTTTATTAATTTACTTAATCCAGGATTACTATCCATATAAATATACCTTTAAAAAAATATGCATTTTAAAAGTATATCTAAACTCTAAACTAATTTATTTGATTAAATAATCATCCCAATCCCAAAAAGTTTCATATCCTATCTGAATCTTATGATCACTTGTAATTAAACAACTAAACCATTCTGATTTAAGTTCTGATATTGTTGCATTTGAATAATTTTCTACTTTAATAAATTTATTAGATTCATTATCATAAACAAAATGTGAACCAGTAACATAAATATCAGATCTATTTACACCACCATTTTTTATTACATAAAATGGTATAGAATTATTCTTATTATCTATTTTCATAACGGATTCAACAACAGAACCATTTTTCAATATATCTCCTAAATCTAGATCTTTCATAAATTTAGTTTTTCCATTTTCTAGTTCAATAAGAGTATATGGATTAAAACATTTTCCAATTTTTGCAACAAAATTATATCCAGATCCCATAGTTTTAATACTTCCATCTAAAATATACATGATACTTACCATTAATCCGGTTGTTTTACCAAGAATATCTCTTATTCCAATACTAATTTTTTGAAATTCAATAGTTAATATAGAAAAAGAACCAAAAATAGATGCAAAAATCTCTGGAATAAATGTTCTGATTTTATCAAACATTCCGCGCACTGCATTTAATTGTTCTACTAAACCACCAATAGTTCCACCAATTGTATTTATTACAAATGTAAGAGGTTGTAATAGGTAGTCCATATAACTACTTTGCATGTTCTGAATACAATAGACAAAATTCTCATTAATATTATCTGCTAAAGGCATATAAATAGGATTACACCGATATAAAGGCCAATTTTCCTTTATTTCCATAATTTTACTGAAATAAAAAACACCTAAAATATACAATACAAATGCTACATTTATATAAAGAAAATTGAACCAATTTTTTCCAGAAGGCATAACTTATATTATAAATATAAAATTATTCGTTTTGTTTACTTTATATAAAATATTACCTACGTGTTTTTTTATGTCTTCGCACTCTAGTTTTTTTAATTCTACGTTTAGTTCTTCGTCTAGTTCTTCCGCCTTTAAATGCTCCCTTGTCAAATTCAGCATTAGCTTGTGAATTTACATCATTAGTTGCAACCTTTGCAACTAATCCATTTACATTCATAGAAGATGTATTTGTTGGTTGTACTTCAATACTAGCACCTCCTCTTTTTTTTCCAATGCCTCTTCTTTTTTTTCCAATACCTCCAATTTTAGACACTGCGACTTGTTGCTCATTCATATTACTAATTTTCATTGCAGCAGATTGTTGAGGGTTGCTTGAACCAGGAGTTAAAGGAGTTAATTGTTGTTCAGGTACTTTAACATTTACTACCATTTTTACTATATGTGTATATTTTAAATTCAATAAATTTTTGTGTTTAAATACAAAATATTGAATAACAAGTATAAATAGAATGGATGACAAACAGAGGCTCCAATTAGCCAACATGATTAAAACAAACAATGTTGAAGATCAAACAGAATTAATACGTAACTTAAAGCATAGTCAAGTTCTAAGAAATGAAATTAATAATATGATTTTAATAAAAGCTAAATATCGCAATGATGAAGCAATGATAACTGAAAAATGTATGAATGAATGTGGATTTTTATATACTTATTATACAGATATTTTCAATAAAGTAAAAAAGGATGAGATAGATATTCATATTTTGAATAAATTTTTGGATGTATTAAGACAAATAGAAGATGGAAAACTAGATCAACACGAAGGATCTTTTTTAGTTGGTACATTGTTAAAAGAATTATATGTAGATAGTGCATTAAAAAAAGCAGAAAAATTGGATGCAGAATCTGAAAAAAATGTAGAACCTAAACGTGCTGAAAATAAAATATCTTGGAAGCAATATAAGAGGATGAATAAATAAGATGATAATTTTATTTATAAAAATGACATAAATGTATCCGTATATACAAATACATATATGCCAAAAAAATATGCCAAAACAACAACATCTCTCGTGATTGTGGAGTCACCAGCAAAATGCAAGAAAATAGAAGAGTATTTGGGCCCTGGTTATAAATGTGTTGCTTCTTTTGGTCATTTGCGTGAATTACCTTCCCTTAAACATGTAGATATAAACAATAATTTTACACCTAGTTATACTATTTCGGAAAATTCATTAAAGAAAAAACAAATAGAATTGATACGAAAAGAGATTAAAAAGGCGGATGAAGTAATACTTGCATGCGATAACGATAGAGAAGGCGCCTCTATAAATTTTCACTTATGTGAATTATTTAATTTACCTCTTACTACAAAACGTATTATTTTTAATGAAATCACAGAGCAAGCTATACAATCTGCTATTAAAAGTCCGACTGTAATAAACATGGATATGGTACATGCTCAGCAAGCACGACAGATTCTGGACCTATTAGTTGGCTTCAAAGTTACACCGATACTATGGAAATGTATAGCAAACCCTAGCAAAGATAATGCTTTATCTGCAGGTAGATGCCAGACGCCAGCATTGCGACTAATTTACGACAATGAACAAGAGATACGACTAGCCAAAGAGAGAAAAGTGTATAATACTACTGGTTACTTTACAAATTCCAATTTGCCATTTGAATTATCAAAAGAATATGAATCAGAAGAAGCAGTTACAGATTTTTTAGATAGTTCTTCTCTCTTTCAACATATATATACATGTTCTGAACCAAAAAAAATTTTAAAGGCGCCACCAGAACCCTTTACAACATCCAGAATTCAACAAGTTGCCTCTAATGAGCTGCGTTATAGTCCTAAAGAAACGATGCGTATTTGTCAGCTCCTTTATGAAGGCGGTTTTATCACCTATATGCGAACAGATTCAAAGACATATAGCGGCGAGTTTTTAGATGATGTTAAAAAATATATTGTTACTGAATATGGTGAGGACTCTAAATATATTGGGTCGCATTTTGATATCATAATAGATCCATTGTCTCATGCTAAAAATGCGGGAAAGGATACAAAAGTTATTACACAAGATGCTCATGAGGCAATAAGACCGACGCATATTTTTTTGTCTGATTTGCCTGAATCCGAGTTGGATAATAAGCAGCGTCGAATGTATAAATTAATTTGGGAAAATACATTGGAAAGCTGTATGTCGCCGGCATCATTTTTTCAAATAACTGCATCTATTAGTGCATTTGATAATAATAAATTTACATATAAAAGTGAACAAGTAGATTTTCCAGGATGGAAGATTGTATCAAAAAAGAATGCAGAAGAAATAAAAAGAGAGAACAAAGATTATCATTATTTGCAAATGATAAAAAAAAATGCACTAATTCCTTATAAAAAAATGGTGGCACGTGTAACAGTTAAAGGGTCAAAATTACATTATACAGAGGCTCGTCTTGTACAAATGTTAGAGGAAAAAGGTATAGGTCGCCCTTCTACTTTTTCTTCTCTCGTTGATAAAATTCAAGAACGCGGATATGTTAAAAAAGAAGATATAAAAGGTAAAGAAGTAATATGTTCTGATTATGAATTAGAAAATGGTGAAATATGTGAAATTCAAACAAAGAGAGAATTTGGAAATGAAAAAGGTAAACTTGTGATTCAACCATTAGGTATTATAGTTATGGATTTTTTAGAAAAACATTTTTCACAATTATTTGAATATGACTATACATGTAAAATGGAAAATACACTTGATAAAATTGCAAAAGGTAATTATACATGGTATGAGTTATGTCGTGAATGTAATATTCAAATAGATGAATTAATTCATATTCTTGGTCCGCAAGCAAAAATGGAAATCCAAATAGATGATAATAATACATATATGGTAGGTAAGTATGGTCCTGTTATTAAATGTACTGAAAAACAAGCAGACGGAAAAGAAAAAACGACTTTCAAACCAGTACGTAAGGATATAGATATCTCTACTTTAGAAAAGGGTACTACAGACGTCAAAGATATTATTGATGAAAAGAAGACAGAAACTAAAAGTAGTTATATTCTGGGTAAACATGAAGGTCATGATGTTATTTTAAAAAAGGGAAAATTCGGGTTGTATATTACTTGGGATAAGAATACTAAGAATCTAAAAGAGTTAGGTAATAGACCCATGGAAAATATAACTTTTACTGAAATAAAAAAGTATTTGAATGAAGGTAGTAACTTTATAAGAGAAATTAATTCAAATGTATCTATAAGAAAAGGACCAAAAGGTGACTATTTATTTTATAAAACATCTCAGATGAAAAAGCCAAAATTTTATGATATAAAGTCGTTTATAACAGAATTTAGCGAAGACTATAAAATATGCGATATAAATATTTTAAAGTCATGGATATCAGACAAATATGATATATAATTTTTATTAGTAAATAGATGTAGTTTGAGAATTTGTACTTCTTAAAATTTGTGGTAATTGTGTAACAAATTCAATATCAAAAGAATAATTAAATATACCAAAATTAACTATTTCTCCATTATGATATCTTATCTTAATACTTAATTTGCGAATTTTCTCTGCGGGTGGATAATAGAACTTATATGGTAGTGAGTCGCGGTCAAACCATTGTGAAATAGGTGTAGTTGGTACAGATATTTTAGCAAAAGAAGAATTAACTATGCCATTTGTTGAGTTAGTTTTAATAGTAAAATCACTAACATTATAAGGTTGTGTTTCATCAATACAATTTTGACCATCTATTTCCATATAAAAATAAGCAGGACCCATTAAATTAATTTTGTAATCTGATTCTACCCAATGTACCTTAGAATCAGGTAAATTTGGATTAGGTACTAACCAGAATCCATTATCTCCCAAATTAACATCACCGTAATAAAATCGTGGAACTACAGAACCGTTATATAATGCTGCTTCTGAATAGTCAGTTAACGATAGATTACTTGTAGATGGTTCATTACAACGCGATAAACCTAGATAACCTGGTAACCCATAGTTACTAAAGTCAGGTGATTGAGTTTTTGTAGCACAAATAAAATTGGATACAAGATTTTTTTTTCTAAATTGTAACTCGTTTGATAAAATAAAACCATCGCAAACATTTCCAAACCATATTTTTTGACTTACATTATTATATACAATAATAAAATTAGAATATCCATCACCAGAGTTAAGTAGTACATTTGCTTCTACATATTCTGCTCTTTGATCTGGAGTAAGAGATGGATTTGTTGACTGCGCTGTAAAGTAAAAACCTAATTGAAAGGTAACAACTGTATTAAATTTATTTGTAAGTTCTGTTACCATTTGTTCTGGATTATAAAATCCTTGTTCTATAGTAAAAATAAAATCATTTTCATAATTATCTGATAG